ACCTTGATCAGGTCTTCCTCGATCGGGAAGATAGCGCCGGATCCGAGCGAGGGGATACCCTTGCTGCGCGCGTCACGCAGGAAGGGCGGGGTGCTGGCGAGCATGTCTTCCTTGGTCACCTTGTCCAGATGGGGCACGTCGTCCCAACCGGCCTGAACCATGTATTTCGATCGAGAGACAGCACCGGTCACCTGCAGAACTTCCCCACGTTTGCTCTGGTTGAAGCTGTCCTAATATGACACTTTATGCAGATTGTGAAGGGCAAAGCCGTTTCATGTGGAACAATAGGACAGTTTTACTCGGCAGTGGGTCGCATATCTGCCGGCAGGAAAGACAGGACCACATCGGACATGCCAGACAGGGGGGTGAAGGTCAGCATCAAGATCCCGCGCGTTGTGGCGACACGCATCAGACATTCGCTGTAAACGTCCTCGGGACATTCCTCGTCCAGCCAGATTCCCTCTTTGGCCGTGCCCTGGAATGATTTCCGGCCCTGATCGAACGACTTGAAAGACAGCTTTGACCACCGGCCAGTGGAATGTTTGATGTTGATCGTGTCGACAAAGTTCTGGACGCCCTGTTTCCAGATCACGCTGCCGATGCAGTCTTTCGGGATGATACCGGATCCATCGACAGTTTTGCGCGCGCCGTCGAACGTCACCTCGCCCAACAGTTCAGTCTGCAGAATATCGCGGGTCGTCTCGTTCGTGTCGCCAGCTACCCACCATCGAACAGGGCGATGGAAGACTTTCCCTTCCCACCAGTGCGGATATTGGCCGGTCAGGTGGCAGGTTGTCTCATATCCTCCGCCGACGGTCTTGCCGACACGGTTTGCAGCCATGAAGCAGCGCTCGCGCCATTTCTTTCCGACTCTGAAAAACTCGGTATGCTTCGGGTATAGCTGCCGGCGGAACGGGCCTTCATCGGGGAAGAGGGTCTTGAACCTGTTGAACTTCTTGTAGTCTTCCTCGCGGACGTGGAGATCGTACATTTCCTGCAGTGTGTCATCATCGAACTGCCGGATGAACTGGTCCGGGTCGAACGTCTCGGGGTCAAACCCTTCCTGACTTGTGATCAGGCCGACGATATGGTCGACGACAGCGGACATTAGTGGGCGGTCGGGCTTTGTGCCGGCGCGATACGGCCAAGGGCGGCGGCTATTTCATCCGACAGGGTGTTCTTGATTTCCTCCGGGCTCGCCGGTTCTGCCTTGGCTTCGGTCTCGATCTTGCCGGAGAACTGGTGTTTATTGGTATAGGATCCACCGCTTTCCTTCGCGGCCATTTCCAGCAATTCAGCGGCCAGCTTGAAATTCCCCTGCTCGAAGGCTCTGTCGTGCATTTCGTTGAGCCGGGCGAGGCGGTGGATGGATTGCGCAATGGGCACGGAGTTGAAGCTGTCGAGATATTTTGCGCGCGTCTCGTCGAACAGCTGGTTCCATTTGACGATCCGTTTGCGCATCATGTGCGCGCCGTGCGGGTGATATTGCGCGACCTGTCGCTTGTCGATCACCGCGCCAAACTCTTCCTCGAAATCCCGGCATATCTGGCTGGTGGTGCGATACATCGCATGCTGGACAACCAACCAGGCTTTCTGTTCCTCTTTCAGCCTCACGCGCGCACCATCTGCTTGCATGTGCCGCAGGCGACGGACATTTTCGCCTCACCGATCGAGGGCGGCTGATTGCCCAGCTTCACCATTCTCGATACGCCGGCCGCTTTGGCGCCGTATCTCTCCACCACGTCGTGAAATTCCTCGACGTCATGCGCGACAATGCGGAACATCGGCTGTCCCTCGCGGTCGAATTTGGGCATGCCGAAGCCGTCAACGTCCTGGGCAGCGTGGCAAAGTTCATGTTCGATCAGCGCGCAAAAGCTGTAATCGTCCATATCGAGCGCGAACCAGCGCGAAATGATGATCACGAAATCCGGCACACCGCCGAACCATTGCCGCAGCTGCCAGCTTCGCATGGCGCTTGAGAAGGTTTTCTGCTGGGGCTGGACCAGTTGACACTGGCCGGCAATCTCGCGGTTCTTGTTCTTCGCCGTGGCGCTGGTCCATAGCCATCCGATCGAAGCGTTTGCAAGGTGAGCATGCCGCGGATTGTGCAGCGGCCCTTCCGGATCGATGAAATTCTTTCGCACCCATGCGCCAAGCCCGTCATGGTCTGGCGCGAAATCATCAACCAGCCCGAGGCTTTCTGGCGGCTCGGGTCGGGATGATCTTACGATGCTTGTGACTTTTCCCAATTTTCAGTCTCGATCAAAGGGTGGAGGGACCAGCCAAATATCCCAGAAAGTGTCCTATTAGGCAAGTCTGGCAATCATTGCCTTGATAGCCAGCCTGTTTCTGTCATATAAGGACAGTTAAACATTGGCAGGGGGAACTCCGATGGCTGTAAGCATTATCCCGACGCGCGACGTCGGCGACTTAACCCAATATGAAGATGATCTGGAATCCGCAGGTTCCACAACTCCACAACGATTTTCGCGGGTTGAAGATGGCGTGATCGTCCAGTTATCCGGGACGGCCACGGCTATCACGGCCATTGTCGAGCGATCAACGCGAGATCCAGCCGTTGACGCGAATTGGGCACCGGTCGAGGCGGATCCGATCACCGGCGACCTGACCGATGGTATTCCGCCCAAGCGCTATTGGGAGCCAGGTATCGCCTTCTGGCGGATCCGGTTCACCACAATGACCGGCGGTAGCGTCCAAATATCCATGCTGGGAGGAAAGCCATGAGCGGCCTTCTCCTGTCCAGCGACGGGCTGGAGATCGAACGGTTCACTACCAATCAGGATCTTGTCGACGCTCTGGCGGATAAGGTGTCGAGCGACGACTTGGCGACGGCCCTGGGAGACTACTCCACTACCGATGCGATCAACACAACTCTGCAAAGTTACACCACCAGCGCCGTTCTCGCGTCCGATGGTGGCGCGGATCTGATCGGACGCCGTACTGTTGCTGAACTGCTGGCCGACACCAGCGATCCGCGAGGCGAGGGCTCAACTTGGTACGCTGACGGGTTTACCTATATCGAAGCGGCATCCGGCGCGACCGATCATCATGTTGAAACCGCAGGCGGCGTCAAGCTTTACGTTCAGCCAGCAAGCGATGGCGCTTACCATACCGCTGCGCTGGGACCGCAATCGGGCGCAGAAATCACCGATAAACTTAACGCGCTGATTGCATCGGCTGAAAACGGCGTTCTGGTCTTTGACTATGACCCGCTGGGCTATCTGACCGACTCGATTATTTTTCCGGATAATGTCACGGTTTGGGGAAGCCCTGGAACCCTTATTGGCAAGGTGACAGGCGGCATCCGGGTATTCCATATTGCAGGCGTTTCCAATGTCAAAGTCTTTGGCAACGGCATGACGCTCAATGGCAACGACACCGGCAGTTCGCACACGCTCTATATCAATCAATCCGAGGACATTCTGGTAAATGATCTGCACGTTATCGGCGCAGGGACAACCGGCGATGATTGTATCTACCTTGGCGGCGCGCCTGACACTGGCGATATTTGTCGCAACATTGAGTTCAACCGCGTCACTTGTGAAGGGTTGGCGACCACTCGAAGCGGCCTCGTGCTTGCCGCGGTTCATGGTTTTGTGGCTCGGAACTGCAAATTCAGCAACGGCGGCGGCTCGATGGAAAATTCCAACGGCCTCGATATTGAGCCGAACAAGTGGATGAGCCGGGACAAGGACGGCCAGTGCGCTGTTCAGGACGTTTGGTTCTATAAGTGTGATTTCCACGGTAGCAGGGAACAGGGTTGCGCCCTCGGCGGCAACAATATGCACTTCACTCGCTGCCGCTTCTATGACAACGGCAAGCAGGGCGCTGCGACTTCTTCCAATCCTTATGTCACTGACTTCGCAAAATATCGGACCGGCGATCTTCTCGGCGTTAGCGCGGTATCAACTGGTGATGGTTGGCTGACCGTTACAACCGGAACGTCTGGCGTTGATCTGCTGACGGAAGATTACAAGGTTGAGGTCGGAGCAGTAATAGGCCTCTTTGGAACGAACAACAGCGCATCATGGCCGACCGAGGTTAATAGCCGCATGGTCATCGCTGAAATCGACTCCACGCAAAGCAAAATCCGTGTGGCAGAGGATTATATTTACAACAAGGTCACGTCTTTTTCTGGCGGTTCTTATTCGACAATGGACACTGATCCAGAAACAGCCGATCTCTATATTTGGGTTGCAACGAAGCCTGGGGTTAACTCGAATATCAAGATGATTGATTGTGAATGGTATGACAACGCGCAGGACGGAGTGTCCAACAATCCGGCGCTGTCGCTGGCCTTCGGTTACAATATTCAGGTGATCAGGCCGAAAATCATCAGCAATGACGAGTCTGCGGGGCATGACGGTATTGTTGGATCGTGGTCCTATAAGACCCTTATCGACACACCAGATATTACGGCTAACCCGCTCGGCGTGGCTGCTGATGGCATCCGAATTAGTATTGCATCGAAATGGAAAATTATTGAGCCTAACATCAGGCACATGGGCCGTAATGGACTGGACCTACAAGGCTTCACGGAAAGTGGTGTGCGCGGTGGGAATATCTTGAATTGCGGCACCACCACTGGACCGGCAGTTAGCATAGCGAAGGGCGACCACGGAGAAACCACAGGGCTTGTCGTTCGGAATGATGAGGGCTTCCGTTCTTCCACAGGAAACGGTTATCATATCCAGAACACCGTGACGAACCACACTGTAACCAGCGTCCAGACCTGGGGCCATAGTTCGGACGATCCGTTTAAGGTGCAAGGCACGGGCCATATCATTCAAAGCTGTTTCGAGAATGACGAGCGCCAAGCTGAACTTGCCACAGCCACAGCTACCAATATCGCTGACGCATCTCATTCGATTAATACCGCTGGGAAATACACAGGGAAGATCATTCGGGACACGACGAACAATCGCCTTCTGTTCTCAATCGGATCGGCGGCGACATCTCGCTGGGACGTTGCGGACGGCTCGGCAAGTGTTACGCCGTCATGATTTATCGCATGGGCTTTGCGGGATTCCCGACGACCGTGGTGTTGTCGGGAACGTCTTTTACAACGACCGCGCCCATGCCGACCACCGCGTTTTTGCCGATGGTCACGCCTTGCCGGATAACCGCCCCGGTGCCGATATATGAGTAATCGCCAATGGTCACATTGCCGTTGCAGGAGACGCGGGGCGCAAATGTCACATAGTCGCCTATCACGCAATCATGGGCAACATAGCTGTATATGTTCGCTTGAAACTGTCGGCCAACCGTGGCGTTCGCGGTTATGACCGTATTGTCACAAAATACCGCGCCTTCGCCGATGGAATTAGCGGTCCCGTTCCGGCTTGTGAGGGCTGCAAACGGGAAGGGGGTTAGCCCCGCTTCAAGACAGCGAGCCTCGATCTTTTTGCGGGTCGCACCATCGCCAACAGCAATGATGAAGCGGTCGCCAGCGTTCATTTCGGACAATGGCAGGACAGGCAGGCAAGCGTCTTGCGGGGTGTCGTCAATAAACACCAGCTCGCAGGGCCTTGGGATTTGTGAGATAAATTCTTGCACGGGGTCAACGAGTTCACGGCCAAAGCCGCCGCAACCGAATATTCCTAATTTCATAATTATACTGGTCCTCTCTGTTTTATCGCTTCTGCTCACTCCACTTGAGGCCACATTCCGAACAATGGATATGTATTTTTCTTTTGTAATATCTTCTCCGGTGCAGGTGGGAATGAAATAATTTGCACCAATATTTTTTAGTGAATTTCATATTATCAGACTCTTATCACTAGGCCGTAGGCCTGGCAATCTGTTGCCTGAGGTCAATCTAGCTTGATTTTCATTAACAACGGACTTGGACTCCGCATTTGTGATCATCTGGCAATTTACCATGAGTAAATTACTTATTTGGCTTGCCCAGAAGCAACATTTTCTTTCATCCAGCCCGTTACTCCAGATAAATGTGCAGTTCCTAAATACAAGTCTATCCATATCATATAAAACTATTGGTGCCCCGTCATGAAAAACAAAAGTCTTCCCGCTGACGTAGCCGGTCTTCATCATCTCGACCAGTTTCTCGCGATCTGATTGCTCTAGTGCTTGGATGTGAACGGGGGAAACAGCCGTGGCTGCTAAGGCAGCAAAGCCTTTAATGAAATTTCGACGAGTAGGTTCCATCATTCATCCCCTATTGCTGCGAGTGCGGCGACCATTTGACGCAACTCCCCCATTGTTGTTTCAAGCGGGACCGTCATGCTGTCAGGAATATTCTTGTTCGTGAGGCATATCCCTTTCGGGATCATCACTTCCAAAGCCTCCCGCAACCGCTCATTCTCGGCGGTGAGTGCTGCTTTGCCTTCAAGGGCAGTCTGTGTCTGTCCGGTGTTGGTTATCAATTCCAAGCGAAGTTCCTGCAACTCGGCGGTGAGGGTGGCTATTGCTTGGGCTGCTTCGTCGTCAGCTACTGCATCCCACCAACGGCTATACCAATATTGGCCTTCGGTCATCCCGTCCGGTAACGGATTGGCGGCGCACGGCCCTGCGTGGCCCTTGCCTCTTTGGCAAATCCATCCTTTCGGCGGCACGTTGCACTGCTCTATCAGTGTATCTGTCATTGGCTGGTCTCCGGTGGTTGGGTATTTGGGTTGGAAGTCGTCACCGTGGCAAGAGCAGCCCCGCGCATCACTGTAGCAAGTCCGGCAAGTCCAATCGCGTGGACAATGCCTGCCGGTCTTCGCTGGCTCGTTGTCGCGCAGTTGCGGACAATGCTGCCATGAACACTCGCCATCGCTTGCAGCGTGACAATTAACCATAAATCCCTCCCACCTTGAAAATAACAAATGCAAAAAGAGCGAGGGTGGCAATGCTGATCGCGTAGCTCAAAAAATCATCCAGCTTATCGTCTCTGGCGTATGACCAGCCAGAACGCCGCGCTGCGCCCAAGGATATAGGACCGCAAAAAACCCCTAAAATAATTAGGGTCAATAAATCATTCATAGCGTCCTCCATTGACGTTGTGCGGCCAGTTCGTCACGCCCGTTTCTGTCCAGAACCCAGACGATAGCTTTTCGGCCGCGAGGGCTCGGGCGCCGGTCTCCGCTGTCCTTGATCTTGCCGGCGTCTCGCAATCCTGTTGTCCTGGGTTGGATGGATTCGAAGGGCTCACCAGTGACGTGCGCGAGTTCAAAGCTGGTGAGGCCGCGCGGACCTGCTTCACGGATCGCGGCATAGGCGATTGCCTCGAGATGGGCCCTTCGATCTTTCTTGTTGAGCGCATCGAGGGCGAGACGCGACGTGTCGGCGGATCTGCGCGGTGGCGTGTAAGAGAATAGATCGGTCATAGCGCCTGCCTTTCGGCTTTCGCGCGTCTGGTGAGATCGCGGGTCAGTTCTCCGAGGGATTGTGTGATGGCCGCGCGATCGTCATCGCTTGCTTCGACGAGCGCCAGCCGGGGCCGATTTCCGCTTTCCGATTCGATGGCGGCGCGCAGTTCTCGGATCCTTTTCTGTCGACGCTGGACTTCTTCTTTGATCTCGTCCCAGATTATTTTCATGATCTTGGCTGGATGATCGGCCTTGAAGAAACATTCCACTGCAGCGGCTTCGAGCAGGTCTTTTGGGATTGCTTTCTCCGATATGCGCAGCGCCGCGGCCTTGTACCAGATGACCTGTTGGTCCTTGCTCATACCGGATGGCGCGACGTTGATCAGGTTAGGAGTCAGGATCTCGATCAATTCTTTCAGCGATGGAGGCTGCATATCCCTCTCCACCTGGTCCAATTCCTCTCTCCATTTCCTCAATCGCTTGCTGGGCTGCGGAGATTGTCGTTCCGTGACTTGCTGATTGCTCATTGCCATGATCATCGCCTTTCGCTCTGCGGCGCTCGTCCTGCAGCGCCTTGGTTATCCATTCTACCGGTTGTGAGGGTTTGATTTCCTGCGCGCGGGACATGACGGCGAGGACTATCCCGTCGGAATATTCCTTGCGCCATTTTCCGATCAGTGACCGGGCATGCGCTGCCTTCAATTTTCCAGTGCTTTGCAGGAGGTGAACGCCGAAATCGAAAAGGGTTCTTACAATGTCGATCGGCGGCGCGTCAGCGCCGTTATTACCTTTAGGTAATAACGTATTGTGAGGTGGAGGTGGAGGGGCATCCGTTTCGCTTGGGTTTCGCTTGCGTCTCGCTTTGCGTTCGCTTGGTGCCTTTTGTTTGTTTTCAGTGTCTTGCTGGTCGCTTGCTAAAGCCTTGCGGCGTTTCCAGCCCTCAACGGAATTTTTTCGGTTGGTATCACTTTTTTGTGACACCCACTCTCTTTCGCGCACCTGTCGCTTCTGAAAAATGCGGTCACCGTCGACCGTCCAGAACTCCAATATCGTCTCTTTTGACGACCGCCATTTCTGCGGTGACAGACCGGCAATGCGCGCCAGCTTCTTGTCATCATTGGGCAGGTCGCAATTGGGCTGTCTCCACGCTGCGATCAGGAGCAGGAGATAGGCTCCATGCTGCTCTGTCGTCAGATGCGTGGTGTCGGCCAGATATGCGTCACCAAAGAGAGGTATAGCAGCCGGCTTCTTTTGGATGCGGCTCATTTTCTGCCCCAGCTGATTGTGCCCCATCCGGACGTTCTGGTGCCGGCGGAACCTTCCATGGCAATGAAGTCGGACACGTCATCAACGCGATAGTCAAAGTCCTGCACGAGGCTGATCGCAGTGGTCAGGATCTCTATATTCTTGTCGCACAACTTGGCCTGCCTGGCGGACTTGTCCGCTTCATTCTGGACCGAACGGGCGATGAAATTGGGCTTCTCTCCCTTCCGGGAAAGGCGATTAACTGCCTCTTTCAGATTATCCGCTGTATATTCATAGTCAGCGCGATCAATCTCCGCGCGGCGCAGTGCGTCTTCCAGTTCGTCCTGCGCTTCCCTGATAATGTGGCGGTGCTTGAGATCCTTCCCTCTGCAGATCACCTCCATTACGGTGCTGATGACGATCTGACGGGCCATTTCATCGGCGTCGGGTGCGTCATTGGTCGATCCAGTGTCATCATAATGTTGGCGCCGGTCCGGATCAGACAGAATCTCGAAGGCCTTCTGGCAGTTCTCAAACTGCTCCCTGTCGCCTCCTTGTGCGTCGGGATGGTGTTTCTTGACCATTGCGCGGTGCGCAGACTTGATCTCGGCGTCGTCTGCGTCAGGCTTCACGCCCAGGGTGCTGTATAAATCGGTCATTCAAATAAACCTCTCGATCCTTTCCAAAATCCATTTTCCGCAGGGGACCGCCCAGCTATTGCCAAGCGCCTTGTATTTGTTCCCATCGGCGGCGGGCTTGCCTCGAAATTCTATGTCGAGATAATCATCCGGGAATCCCTGCAATCTGGCGCACTCGACCGGCGTGAGCCGGCGAACGGCCCATTCGTGCTGGATTGCACCGACACCAAAGCCACCACGGCCACCGTTAGGGGTTAGAATCGCGTTTGAGGTTCCATCCTGTCGATATTCAAGATTACTGCCGCCATCACGGCCGCGCTCCATCAAGACGGTCGGTTCATGGGCAACATAGGTCTGTTGCTTCATGCCCGGTTCGGCGGCAAGCGCACCGGCAACGTCCATTGTCCGAACCTCGTCGCGCTGGTTTTGGGCAAAGCCGACTGCCACCGGCAGAACATTCGGCCCCTCGCTTGTGTCACTGCTATCGACTTGCTTGCCGTAGTCTTTCGAGGAAAAGGCGATTGGCGGCTGAACAACAAAATCCCCGCCTTGATTTCCGCCAACTTGGCCCGTCATCAGCGGTTGAGCGACATCAACTGGACGCGCTTTATAATCCTTCCCGCTGTTCATCGGCATGATCGAATATAACTGTGGCGCACAAACTACGGCATCCTGATCACCCTTGTCAGCGTCAGCGGTGAGCGGTGGAGATATGTCTGACGGCGCTCCATCCTTGCCGCGGGTGAAGTGGGATGGTTTGAAGGACACGCAACCAATCAGATCGGTTGCGTCCTTGTAATCGCGCTGCTTGATGGTACTGGCTGTCCCATCGTCGACATATTCTCCGAATGCTGTCATCCGGGCGCAGATAACTCCTCCGTCAAGGTCGGCTTGTCCGCCACCGCTTGAAGCGCGCGCTCCAATTGTAGGGGCAACGCCTTTCCCCTTTTCTCGGCTCGGCGGACTATTCCCCTGCAAGCCTTGGCGCTCAAATAATACTTGTGCGGGATCGGCCCCGTTTCCAAAATCTGCGACAACGAACACACGGCGGCGTCGTTGGGCCACTCCGAAATATTGAGCGTCGAGAATCCGCCAAGCCGCCCGGCCGAGAGGTCCGGCAACCATACCGACACTCGGCCATCGACAGTGAGTCCATTGCCATTTTCCGCCGACCGAGACACATTCGACATCTTCGCCATCCGGTCCGGGTAGGAATAATGATTCGTGTCGATATATCCAATCTCCGCAGTCTGGCGGTAGCAATGGGGCATCTGCTCCGACAAGTCCCGCCAGGAAACAACCGAAGGCGTTGTCGGGCATGGAGAGCCATCCGGGGACGTTTTCGGTGACGGCATTTCGAGGTTGAATTGCATGAAGTATTTGCACCCATCTTAGAGAAAGGTTGCCGCGCGGATCAGACATGCCGCCCCGCAATCCTGCAACCGAGAAACCTTGGCACGGCGGTCCACCGGCCATA